CCCTCGTCGGTGAGAGGATTTCCGTTCGCTATGTAAATACTGGGTTTACCCCAGTGAATCAATCGTTTACCCTTGTATTTGTCCGTGGCCCAGAACTGGGTCTGTGCACCCAACCAAAACTTGTATGCGTGAAAAAACTTGATGCCACCCTGCATATCGTCGAAAATGGCATAGTCGACGTCTGTGACATCCTCATCCAAGCTGAAGAGGCCGCCAAAATACGCGTGGTTGCCTAACGCACGTGCCCACAGCGTTTTACCCAAGCGAGTCGGCCCGTAAAGCACTAGTGATCGTCGTCTTCCTGCGCACTAAGGTTAGCGCTTACTCAAACATCGAGGCGTCCGCGCGGCGGAGCGAGCGCGTGACTAGCCGTAGCATAGCGTAGATCATACCCTAGCAGAGATCTATTCCTGCCCGAAGGGCGCACTTACCGGAATATTCAGGTCCCGCCAAATTGTGTGATACCCAAGCATCGAGCTCTGGGTAAGCTGTTGTATCAAACGATACTCCACAAGGATGCTCGTACGGCACGGGCTCGGGTCGATACCTCCAGTCCGCGTAGCACTTGAGCGAAGTGAAGGAACAACAAAGTGCCCTTGGAGCCAAACGCGCGCAAGCCTCAAAAAATTCTTCTCGAGTACTTGATAGGACGATTGTAGCCCACACAGCCCCAGCGTCAGATACCGGTGTTCCGAGTTCGCTGATGTCGAGTCCTCCAGCCACAACGTCTCCTTCTTTTGTTGCATAAGCCGCACCCTTTTGCGGTGTGCTGTAACCGCGAACGATATTTGGATGGTGTCCGTCCACATCGAATACACGGACATTTCTTGACTCAAACTTCCGTTCGAACATGAAGAAAGCATGGAGGTGAAGTCCTCCATCAGCGTGATTTTCTCGTCCAATGATACACTCAGCTCCCAGGTCTCCAAGCATCTCAACAATGCGCCAAGGATCGAGGTCTCCACACTGGGGGTATGTGAGAAGTCCATATCGGGCTTGGAATCGGAATGGCATGAAGTCATGTGAGTGCCTCCGGAGGGTAGATAATGTTATTCTACCCTCCTCTAGAGGCAGAGGCACTGCCTATAAATACCCCCAGCTCCCCCCGAAAATCCCGCAAAATGTCTTCTCACATTCTTTCCGCCCATTCTTCCGAGCCCCACATTTGTTTCCCCGGTTACGCATGCACTGGAGCCGAGCCGTGTGAGGCCCCCCACTACTGCAAGGCGTGTTACCAATCAGAGTTCCTCACCACCCGAGATGGCGTACGCTTCATACCGGTCACGGTACGCACCCCGCTCTCGGAAGCGAAGTGGTTCAAGCCGGTCCTACACACGAAAGAGGGGTACTCGGCGCTACGTGAGACGTACAACACGTCGACCCCGCACGCCAAGAAGGATGACCGTCAGGAAGATCCTAAATAAGACAAGTCAGAAGAAAAGTGATACGATGCTGACGTGGACCAATATCCGTCCCGACTCAGCCCCGGACGATGAGTCATATACCCCTGGCTCGGCTAAATTCTCGGGTGATCCTGGTACATTTCACATTACCGTGTTTTGTCCTACCGCCCGTGGCTTGGAGGACTTCTCCGGTGCGCTAGGCAGCAAGGCGAACCGCACTATCCGCACAGCCACCACTGTCTTCGCCCGTGGCTATAAAGAGAATGTCCAGCTCGCGACCCAGTCAGGTCGTGGTTGGCAATGGAGGCGGATTTGTTTCACTATGAAGGGCGATGCCCTCAATCAAGGGAACTCGGACCCTACTACCTCGGGTGTTTTTCGGGAGATATCATCTGGATACCAGCGCTTACTCAAGCGGGACGATTCGAGCCGCCCTCAAGACTTGCTTTTCCGTGGTACACAGAATGTGGACTGGAACGACCCCCTATACGCGTCCCTCGATACTCGCAAGATCCTTGTCAAATACGATCGTCTCACGCATATCCGCTCCGGAAACGGCGATGGAGTTACCCGAACCTACAAACTGTGGCACTCGATGAACAAGAACATATATTACGAGGACGACGAGAGCGGGAATCAAATGAATTCCAATCCGTTCTCGGTGGAGAACAAACAGGGCATGGGCGATTACTATATCGTGGATATATTTAAGAGTAACCTCGGTTCTTCCCCTTCCGACACGCTAGACTTCGACTGCAACGGCACCTATTTCTGGCACGAGAAGTGACGTGGTCACTTCCACGAAGTCGCAGTTTCCTATCATCCAGTCATAATCCACACCCTCGTCGGTGAGAGGATTTCCGTTCGCTATGTAAATACTGGGTTTACCCCAGTGAATCAATCGTTTACCCTTGTATTTGTCCGTGGCCCAGAACTGGGTCTGTGCACCCAACCAAAACT